ATAAAAAAAGCTCCCGAAGGAGCTTTAAAATACAAGGGATGACTCTTAATCCCACTCAATCCAGTTGTAGACGATACGAAGTGACGGGCGCACAGCGGCAGTCACATCTTCGGTACTAAAGTCGATTGCATCACTGTAGATTTTGCAGTCCAACATTTCAATTGTTGTAGCAGCTTTTGTCACAGCGTTAACCCCGGAGGATTTGGATTCAGGGGTAGCAGCCATAGTGATATCAACATAGTCCTTTGCCGCAATGCGATCTTTAATGAACTGAAGAATATCGCCTTCGATAGTCTCCACGCACTGGACCTGGATTTCCCCAGAGTTTCGAATTGGTCCGTGCTGGTTGAACTTCACACCATTCGGACCATAGTCCTCCACATCCTCGCGAGTCATTTCAGGGATTTGCGACGTACGAACAAGTACACTGATATCTTCATAGCCTGCAAAAGTGAGCTGGAATTCAGAAGATACCAGTCGTTCGCCTTTGGCCGCGTTGGCAGTATAGCGGCCCTTAATAAATTTACGGTTTCCCTTAGTGTTATTGTGCCCCATATAAAATCCTTTTACTGGAACGCCCGAACAATATCGGAGCTGTTATATATCGAAGAACCGGTCAACTGGAGGTTGACGGTGTTTTTCAGGAAATATCCATTACTGTCCCTTGGCGCATCGAGATCAAAACTTAAGTCCTGGATAGCGACATCGGTGATGTTGATCCGGCGACCAATGTTTAGCGTCACACGTTCCGGGATTCGACCACCAACATTGGCCGCTTTTAGTTCCGGGCTAATCATGGCTGTCAACGCGGCGATAGCGCCTGAAACTTCAATGAATGGATTGTTCAAAGCAATGAAAGTTACGGGCAGCGTGAACGTCGGCGGTGTCCCCCCTTCCCAAACCATTAAGCTGTTCCAACGGGCAACCGACGTTGTTTCAGTACCTACTTGCACAACCCCCCCAGAGCGCCAGAAACAGACCCCATGGACATACCAGTAAACGGTGCTTCCCAATTCTGGGCCATGTTCATTGCCGCCCCCTGGCTGATATATCCGGTAACCTGGTACTGAGAGTTCGTTAAAGTAACTTTCAGAAATGGCGATACACCGTCAGCCTGGCTGTAAACCCCATAAGGTATAGGTGCCATTCAAGTTAAAGGCCGGAGTTCTCCGGCCTCCTCCTTTAGCCGAGGCGCTTACGGCGCAGTTTCATTGACTTTTTGCGGGCAAGTTTTGCCGCGCCGGTCTGGGCTTTTCGACGCGCTTTTTTCAGCGCCGATTTTTGAGCCGCAGTCAGACGTTTTTTACGCAGGCGTTTACGGATGAGTTTGATCTCACCGTTACGAACAACCTTCTTAAATGCTTCAGTCAGCATTTCATCAGAAGTGCCAGCAACAACAAACGCCGCTTCCAGTTCGTCACGGTCATCGCTATCTAAACCAGCGATAGAGGCACCAACATCAGCAGCTGCGTCGTCGTCTTCATCGTCAGCCAGAGCTTCGATCAGGTCATCATCTACACCGCATGCTGCGAGGAAGTCAGCAACATTTGCCCATGCTTCGTTATAGGCATCGTCCTGTTCTTCTGTAACTTCGGAGTCGTCGTCATCAGAAATACCAGCGATAGCCTGAACGAAACCATCAAGGGAGTCGAAAGTCAGATCACCGCTATCAGCCCAGGCGAAAACGGCGTCGGCCGCATCACTCAACGCATTCTGCATAGCACTTCGATTTGCAGCTTCCAGAATCATCTGGTGCGCCTGTTCGACGGTCCATTCTTTACCGTCTTTCCCTTCCAGGATTTGCTCAGGAGCCGGGGCAGATGGAACGTTATCGTTAGTCTGTACCGCCGATTCCGGATTATTATTAATAACCGGATCTGTTGGCGGTTCGGCGCTTGCTCGGGCAGACTCCATCAGCTGCACAGGATCAGAGTTCAAAGCGAAACGAGACAGTCCATTCCCCAAAAATGCCCCGGATTGAAAAAAGTTTTTGCTCATTGTATTCCCTTACTTAATAAGCAGCGGTACGCCCTGGATACGACGGGCTACGCCAGTCGGGCAGCAGGCCCAGACTACTTCCCATTTATCGAATTCCGCCTGCGTAACTTTCAGCACATACGGTTCTGTACCGTCAGCATCAGGATCACGAGGAGCCACCAGAGCGCCGGAGGCGACAAAGCGATCTAAAAGTTTGGTCATCCCTTTAGTCAGGCCAGCCGCAGTAATACCGTCCGGGCTATGCTTCATCTGGCGGGCTAACTGGACAAAGAAACGGCTGATTGCATTCATCAGGGATGGGACGTGCTGGAAGTGCAGATAGTTATCCTGCGTGCAGCAAGTTAAAGCATCGTCGATGATCATCTGGCCAGAGGTGCCAACGGATACTTTATTGAGACGGCCCTTGACCATTGCTTCTTCGTCCGGGGTATCTTCCGGATACAGCGGTTGAATTGACGCACGAGCAATGACGGCACGTTCTTCACCAGCCGGTGAGTAATGCCAACCGCCGACATCAGAGTTTTTCTTGACGCCACGAGCTTTCGCCGCGTACGCCACGCCAGACAGACCAAAGACCACACGGGATTGGGTCCATTTGTCTTTGCAGGAGAACGGGTAGTGATAGACAGAACAGCTTACATAATCGGTACCAAGTAAACCGGTATCTTCAACAGCAGACAGCGCTTCCGTGTACGTCAATGTCGGTTTAACATCAAAGAAGCCATCAATCAGGCGATCAGAACAGATATTACCTAACGCAGTGATCGCCGCATTGTCATAGCAGCCCAGGCCAAGAACAGCGGTGTACATGTACGGGGCATTGTTCAGCACTTTCACCGCACGCAGGTACGCAGCAGTTGAGATTTTCGATTGATCACCGTTGGTACCACCGGTGAACGCCAACGATTTTTTGTTTGTTACTTTCGCTGTCGAAATCAGCTCTTCATTAACAACCGCGCGCAGATATTTAGAACGGGCTTCCAGAGCCGTAGGCAGATAACACAAGCGGCCCATGTCATCTTTCGCTTCTTCCGCCAAAGACACAGTGTGTGTCTCCAGGGTCGTTACCACACCGAGCGAAGTCGTCTGGGTCAGTTTTAAGAGGAAGCGTTCATTGCCTGCACTGTCCGCTGTTGCCGTTTCGATGGTTAACTCACGGGTAGGTGAAATACACGGATCACCATCATCAACGTAGATAGCAAAGGCTTCGCCGCTATCAAGTTCAATTTCAGAACCGTATGGCAACGCACTGTTAGCTGGTTCGCCTGATTCATCGAACATAATAACCGGGAACTTCGCATCATCCGGAACAGCACGGACAACATAACCAGACGTTTGCTGAATAGCTTCGTACACATGGCGAATTGGTTCGAACTGTGAGCCGGAAGACGGTTTCAGCGGTTCGCCGAGAACATCTTCGTAATTGGACTCAGTAACAGCGAGAACAGTAAACGGCTTGCCACGCGCAAATACGCCAATACCAGCCCACAAGCTGCTATTTAATGCAACACCGGTAGATAACGTCGCATCGGCATTGATCGGGCTAACCGCGACGCCGGATGCATTACCTAATGACTGTTGAATTGAATATTGAGACATAACTTTCCCTGTTATGCGCCCCGCACGGGGGCGCTATGTTAAACGGAGAACTTCCCCTGATTACTCAGAGTCACCGGCATCAATCGTGTCGCCGCTTATGAAGTTAAGCCCGCCTTTTTTGGCCATTGTCAGCGTTACACGAGTGAAGTAATCAGCGCCGTTGCGTGGGTGCATATCGTTGATAGCCGAACCCCACAGTGTGGTACGGTTGACCAGCGCCGGAGTGGTCGGATGCTGGAACGGGATCGCCGGGACAGCATCACCAGTCACGAATCCTGCTTTACCCGGATTTTCATCACGGACGTAGCACAGCACATCCATCGAGCTGAACTGAATGTTCTCTGTCGTTAAGTTCTTACAAATACCAGCAGGTACTTCGTACACTTTCACGTTACCGAACAGGGTACCGATGTAGTGAACATACGGAGTCTGGATATAGTCTTCGGCTGGCTGGAAGAAATCCTTCGGCAACTGTTTGAAGAAAGATGCTGCATCAGCACCAGCAAACATCCCCATCGCACCAGAAGATTTAACGCGCTCAATAATGTCGCGATATACAGTCTGGAATTTGCCACGAATGATGGTTGCCCATACATCAAAGGACTGGTTAACCGGCAGAGCGATGTCAAAGGTGTCGGTCGCAAGAGTGCGCCAGATCATGATGCGAAGACGCAGCATATCCTGTTCATGAGAAAGGTATTCCTTCAGGGTGCGGAACTGTAGGGAACCCAGGTCCAGACCAAATTCACGCTGTGCTTCATACGCCGCCTGTACCGTGTGCTCAGCCGCGATAACGAACTGACTTGGGAACAGGGTGTATTTCTTCATTTCGTGGTTGATCAGCGGGATCAGCTCAGGAGCGGCTTCAATATTGATTTCCGTCTCAATTGCGATCTCAGTGCCTTTATCCGGCGCTTTGGAGAACGACAGGGCAATCTGACCAATGTTGTAGTTCAGAGAGCAGGTAACAGTGATTTGCTCACCAGCAGCATTAGTAAACGAGTGAAGTAGGCTGCCGGAACCGTTATCAACAACAGACTTAATACGGTTAACGTAGATGTTAGTGCGACCTTTTCGGATTGGTACATTCTGGCCTTCGAAGTCTTCCATCTTGAAGGTTGCGGTTTTGCTGGTGCCATCGGAGCTTGCCACCAGCACATAGCGGCGACGTAACTGGCTGTACACACCGACGGATTGCATGTCCAGAACATCACCAGCAGCATAAGAACCAAAAGAGGAACCTGCCACGTTAAAGACTTCATAGATGTCGGACTGGTCACGCGTAACCGGAATGAAGGTACACGCATCAGCGGTAGCTGCCCCCAACTGAACAGGCAGGATCATCGCGAGGAATAAAGGCAGACGCATAACACCGTCAGAAACGCTCATCATCTCTGCTGCGACGGATTCCAGCATCGCTTTATTAGTGGCATCCATGCTATTGCGGGTGGACTCAATCAGGCAGTTTTCCAGCGTCTGGTGGCAGGAGGCCAGAATTTCCGGACGCGGCATAGATTTATGTGCTGCGGCGTAGTCAGCCAGTGCACTTGCCCACGCTGTAGCGATTTGAGCGGTGGCATTATCAGAGATACCCGCAAAAACCGGGTCTTTACGTGCAGCTTCAAGGATAGATGCGGCACGCGCGGCATCATCTTTAATGAATTGGTTATCAGTACCGAACTGCGCAGTGCTTGCCCAGCCAAGCACAGCTTTAGAGCGTTTTGCGATATCTGCAATACGATTCTGGTATTCGCGTAAGTTACTCAATTTACTCTTCCTTAAACACAAGGCACTTGTGTGAATCCCTTTTCGGAAGAGATTTTATTGAAAGTCACTTGTTGACTTTCTCGTGACAAGCAATTTTTTTATTTTTTTCGGGAGGAGGGGAGAAAGGTAAAATCCAAGGTGAAATCGTGGCGATTTCACCTTGAAATTTTAGAAGTATTTACTTTAAAAACAGTAAGTTAATGGTGAAATTTGAATGGCGAAAGTTTAAGGCTTCGGCTTTTTATCGAGGCTCTTTCTAAGGATATGCCCAATCATCCTGTCGAGTTCTTCCTGTAACTCTTTTGAGAGTCGATTAAACTCATAAGAAAATGCACGGCCTTTCACGCGCTTCCTTGCAAAGCGATCCTTGTCCTCAAATTTCCATAATTCAGTAACTACGGACTTATCTTTAGAACCTTTATCCGTGAGTAGTGAGGCTTCCTTTGTTATCAAGCGCAGGATTTTATTTTTAACTTCATCTTCGGCCATTTCTTCAATGGATAAGATGTCGTTTATTTCCGGGGATATGTTTTGAATAAGCTGATCAAACTCTAAATTCTTGTTCCCCATTTCGTCGCCAACAGCACAAAGCGTTTTGTAGTCCGAAAAGGTTAATTCCGACTGCACAGGGAAAAGGGCGACTAATTCTTCCGGAGCACTCGCTGCCTGGAGAGCACGTGTGACCTTCGCCTGAGATAGCCCTTCCTTGGCTGCAATATCCTTCTGACTCATCCCATCATTTTTCATTCGCATCAAACGCAGACCTATTTCTCGAATGCTGTGCTGCAATGCTGTCTGAACGTCTTTCGCTAAATTTTGCGCTTCCTGAACGCTGATCTCCTGGTCCGTGACTAAAACCCGCAACCCTACGTTCTCTAAGATGGCAGAAGCTCGACGCCGGGAACCATCCAAAATTTCAATTTTCCCTGTAGCCCGTCTAACACCTATTGCAGGGTAAAATTGCTGATGCTTAATAGTGCTTCGGATACTTTTTAATGATTTTGGCGTAAGAGATGCCTGGTCACGCCCGTTGTTATGCTGATCAACAAAGGTATCGCTTTCTACCTGGTTCGGAGGAATTACCTCCTCGATAAATGTGGCCTGGCGACCAGTAGATAACTTGAATACCTGCTCGACTCGATCGCCAGAGGCGGAAGAACTATCAAATCCGCTTAATATTGAAGGATTAAGGGTTCGCCCAATTGTTGGTCTGTTTTTCTTTGACATGGGGGTTTCTTACTCCTCAGTTAGATCTGATAAATTCAATACGGTCAAACACTGCTTTTGCAAAATCTTCCGCGGCAATTCGCGCGTTCTTCAATGCATCAGCACTACCAACATACGTTGCCGGGTTAGCTGAAATAACAGTGTCAAAAGACTCGCCGCAGCGTTCAAAACCGTCAAGGCGAGGGAGGACGACATCGAGCATATCCCCACCGAACACTTCTTTAGCCAGGCTATGGCAATACTTATGGTCTGCCTTGTTACTCAACTTGGACATAAAACCAATGTTAGTCGCAAGCTGGCACTCGCAGCCTTCATCCGAAATGAGTTTCACCAACTCAGGAAGGCGAGCAACGTATTTAAGCGATGAGTGGAAATCAACCGTTGCAGGCGGCAGAGGTGTAAACAGTATATTGGCCGAGGCCAAAGCATTTTTCAGGAAGGCGTCAAGGTGAGGACCACTATCAACGAGGATAAAGTCATAATCGCTCTTCAGCTTATCAATCACATTTTCTTTCAGGACTGCATGGATGTTCTGACCCGGTAGATGCTCATTGCACAGCTCTCTCCAATCGGATGCAATAAAGGCATCGTCAATCGACGCAGGCATAACGTCAACCCCTGGTACAACAGAAGGAACAATAAACTCCTCTAACAGCTCTTCACGGCTTACATTCTGCAACATAGCCTGTGCAGATGTTGCGTTTACGATACCAATAGAGTGTTTATGGCTTAAAAACATCGTCGCTGAAGATTGCGGATCAAGGTCAATAACCAGAATCCTTAAATCTTCCATCAGAAGATGAGGGTGAGCACGCATTGCATGCGCCAGAGAAACCGTCGATACAGTTTTTGACACACCGCCTTTAAGATTGGAGATGAAAATCACATACGCTTCGCTGTAGCGATCCCGGTATTTTGGCACTCCGCGATGTTCATATATGTCAATGATGTTCTGAATTGACATCGCATATTTCATTGAAGAGCCAGCAGGGCGTTTATCGAAAACATAACCCTTTTCTTCCATTTCACTTACGGCATAGTCAACGTTCGCTCGAGTCAGTAGAGGCAATTTTGCCAGTGCCGCTTTCGCATAGACCTGGTAAAACTCGTTCGCGTGTAGCTCATCCTTTTGCAACTGTACTTGTTCAGTCAGAACATTGAGCATTCTGTTTGCTCTTTGAGCAACCTTGTGAAGCTGGCTGGAATCACTCATCGAAAGTCATCCTTTATGCTGTATTTTTGAATTTAATTAAAAATGCTGCATAAAATAATAATGTATGCGCAGATGCTTGTACATAGCATTCTCTGCATGTTTACTCCTTTGCCAAGTGTGTCACAACATGCTTTGGCATCCTCCACGCATAAAGGACGCGGATTTCTTCTATGTTCAGGTTGTAGCCTGAATCATTTTGGTGATTTCCTGCTTCAACGGGCAGCTAGGCTTCACTCTCTATCAACTGGTGAGAACGGCTTGCCCGGCAGCTTCGATGTGTGCTGGAGGGAGAATAAAAGTTTAAGATGTGCGATAGAGGGAAGTCGCATTGAATTATGTGCTGTGGAGGGATCACTGGTATCAAATATGTGTGCTGGAGGGAAAGACAGAGAATTACATGTGCACTGGAGGGAAAAACAGATGTACAGATGTGTGCTGGAGGGAAAGTCTGGGCAAACTGCGGGGCATCCCCCTCCAGCGCACATCAAAAACAGGAAATTGGACAAGCCTTCCCGGCAGCACACATTTTTTTAATGCAGCTTCCCTCCAGCACACACTTATTCGGGGAGTTTCAGCTTTGGATTGCGAGAATGGACGATTACAAAACTTTCCCGGCCTTTCTTCTCAATTGAACAGTCGAGATAGCCGATTGTTTTAAGCTGTTCTATCGCTTTCTTAATGATACGGTTTTGCTCGCCAACAGCTGACTGTAAAGCCAGGCGCTCACGGATTCGCGCGAACGATAGCGGCAACGGGTTCTGCGGAAGGCTTTCGATGAAAGTGTAAATGGCTTGTGCAGCTTCTTTCTTCGGAAGGGCACGCAAGGCGTGGTGTTGCAACAGAACGCGATAATCAAGCTGGAACAGCTCCCACAGCTTCGAGTCGGCTTCCAGCTCGATCAGATCGAGGTCAGCATCGAAACGTCCGACCTTCAACAGACCAGTCTGGTAGCCACCTTTAGCATCTTTACCGCGCTTAAAAGCGATCCCCTTGTTACGCAAGCGGCCAAGTGATTCATGAATGGTTAAACGCAGTTTCGCATCCAGACGTTTTGAGGGGAAACCACAGGCTTTAGCGAATTCCTGAAACGATAACTGGATGGTGTTTGAGGACAAGCCGTATTTGCTGAACGCGTAGATAACACCGATCCACGTTTTGAAATCAGTATCCATATCGAGTCGAGGACCGGTGATTTTAATGTCATCGTAACCTTCTGCTTTAGCTATCTCCAGCTGGGAAAACGCTTTGGTGGCATCAATCTCTTTACTTTCTCCTTTGCTCTTTGATGGCTTCGGCACGAATACCCCCAAGCGCATCAACGCTACAGGCTGCACAGTGTTGTTTGAATTAACTGTTAGTTCTTTTGCCTTACTTTCAATGTCTGCGTAAAGAATATCGGAGATAAAAGATTGATTCATATTACTTTTTCCGAATTATGTGGATAGTTTTTATAAGCGGTGATAACTACCCAGGCTTTCCCGTCAGCACACATCCTATATCCCGCCAGCACACATTAGCAACCCGTCAGCACACATTTTTATCCCTCCAGCACACATCGTTTTCCCTCCAGCACACATCGCGATACACTTCTAAGCCAGACGTGGCGCGGCCTGCAACGATCAGGGATCTATATGGATCTAATTGGGATCTGTATGGACCTGATTATTGGATCTATCCAGTGGATAATGTGGATAAGTGAAAAACCGGCCAACGTAGCCGGTTGGAAGGGAGTCGTATTATTCTACGCTTTCGATGAGAAGACCATGTTCATAGCATTTAAGCTCATCGCCTTCGTACAGGAATTGGTATCCAATACCACCATATTCAGGCACATTAGGGAATAACTCATCACTTACCGAAGAACAAATCACACCAATGCAGCGATCAACTCCCTCTCGTTCTTCAGTGCTGAAAAAATCCTCTTCGGTAAGAACATGAGTACATTGCTCATCAGCATAGGTCGGAAATACATGCTCGATGCAATCCGGGTGTTTTAAACCAAGCTGATCGGCAAGCTCGAAAGCATGACGGTATTGTTCAGATCCTGGCTTGCCAACAGTGATGTGCTCAATTTTGTAGATTGAAGTCGCTTTGTTGATAGTTTGCTTTACTGTTACTTTATCAGACATAAAAATCCCTTTTAGTTACCGCTGATAGCGCGGTTGTAATCATTAACGTTGCGATTCTTCCTGTTAATCCCCATCAGCATCGTTTCTGTATCAAGGATATAGGCTGGCAGATCATCAAAATATTCACAGCTAAACTCTGGCATCCTGCACATAAATGCACTTTTGGGGGCAGGGTGGTTAACCTTTGTCGGCGTCGGCGTTAAATTCGCTGATCGACTCCCGGAGCAACCGCTGAGTGTCAGCAGGAATGCGCTGGCGAACATTACCCGCCGCAACCAGTTGTTTCTGAACTTCAGCTTTTCGTTCCATTTGCCTGTCAGCATATTTGGCTTGTTCTGATTCATTTTTCACTTCCTGGCTGTGAAAATGTTGATCCGCTTTATTCATCGTCTCAATGGTCTGGTTAAGATCACTGATTGACTTATCGCGCTCCTTAACAGCCTGATCAAGGCTGCCAATTTTTTCCAAGGCTTGCTTTAACTGATAACGTTCCCATGCAAACCCAGCACCAACAAGTGCGCAAATCAGGACAAGAACACCAGTAACAGCAAGTTTCTCCTTCAAAGACAAAGCTGTTTTTAACGTTGAAAAAAACGACATTTCTTCCTCCTGAAGAAAAATTATCTGTGAAGTCCTTTGTTAAAGTGTCGCCTTGTTTAATTCATCAAGAACAGAATCAGGAACCAAAGCTGCGACTGCGCTGGCGGTGCTGGCCTTATTTGCTGATGCTTCCGCCAGCGCGATTCCGATAGCATGGTTATAAGCAGTTATGGCTACGCTGGCGCTTTCCTTCGCTCGTTCATACTGCTGTTGCAATGCTGCTACCGGTACTGTTGTCTGGTCGAAAAAAGCACCAAATTGTTCAGTTGCTTCCTTCAGTGCTTCAACTTGTTGTTCTGTCAGTGCTGGTGGGGGAGTGACTGCGCCGCCACCTGAATCAGAGCCTGACGAGCTTCCTGAGCCTGTGTTAAGGGTCTGGTTAATGTCCCCCATAGCAGCGACTAAACTCGACGTATTAAGCGCATTTACAGCGTCCTCAAGCGATTTCGTTGTAGTCGCGTCACCAATGGCAATAGAGATCGGCAGTTCTGAAACTTCTCGCTCATTAGCACGACAGTAAACATCCCAACCAATATCGAGTTGAAGGAGCATTGACAGATCAGCATAACCAGCCAACAGGTCCGCGTGCTGAGTTGCCAGCCCTCCAATATTCGTTAAACCGGTTGCGGTTGTTCTGATCGTTGAAACATAGCTGGTAATAGTGTCGGGATAGACAATTGTATCCAGAATTAATCCGGTCAATTCTTCTGCAAGCAGTTTTGCTGTGTTAGCACTGTTTCGTGCCGATGTTATGGCACCAAGTGTTTTCATCCCACCGGCGGCGGCCAATTTTTTATATGCGGATAACTGGTAGTCTTTTTCCAGCATGATATCTCCTAACTTACCTGAACCAGGCCGTCTCCGGCTGCAACGGTAGAGCCGCATGAAACAGGATCACCAACGCATACGATCCCTTTCCCGTTGACGGTAAACCATGCCCTGGTTGATATAGCTTGCCCGCCGTGCGTGCTGTTCCCATCGGTATGCTGTGCATATTGCTTACCATCAACTAACACTTCGACTCCGTTGACTTTAAGTAGTGGTTCACTCTCTACAGGAGGCCTGGATGGGAATCCTCCGTGCCCCGAACAAATGCTGTCTTTTGTTGCAATACTTGCCACGTTATCACCAATGATTTGCTCTGATTTTCGTTATTTTAACTTAGGTTGTTTGTGGTCTACATGGCGTTTACTTATTACAAGATTGCTCTAATAAATATTGTTTTTTGTGTCGTATTTTCGGTACCATTCAGCCATCGCCCTTCAATGGGCATTTGTTTGGAGTCGTCAGATGCAGATGGAGCTAATAAGCCGCAAGGAGTTCGATAGCCGTGTAACCAGCGGTGAACTCGACAACTTGCAGGCTATCAAGGTGAAAGAAGGCTTTTGCCTCATTGGGAATCAGAGCGGAACAAATCGCGTTTTTATGCTTCGCCGTACGGATTTGAAGCCATTTGTCTGGAAGAACGAAATCGGTCCCAGCTCATACGCTCAAACGAGGGGGTGCCACAACCTGGCCTTTTTCTACAAAGACGAGCTTTCTGTGGTTGATATTCAAGGGTTACAACATGTTTAAGCACTGGAAAAACATTACTATTTATAAACTTTCTCGTGAGGCGGATCTGACCGACTTAGAAGATAAAAAGAAAATGATCCTTTTCACGCCATGCGGTAGTCAGGATATGGCCAAGTTCGGTTTTGTATCGCCATTTGGTGATAATTCCGAAGTTATCGCTATGCATGGAAATGGTTTTATCCTTGTTGAAGCAAAGCGCGAAACAAAAATTCTTCCCCCGCCGGTTATCCAGCGAGCTATTCAAGAAAAAATTGAAAAACTTGAGCAAGAACAAGCGCGTAAACTGAAGAAAACAGAGAAGGACTCCCTGAAAGACGAAGTTCTGCATTCTCTTCTGCCACGGGCTTTTTCAAAGTTTTCTGTTATCCAGGCGATCTACGACGGTTCAACTAAACGTATCTATATCAATGCCAGCGCGCGGCAGGCAGAGGATATGCTCGCGCTTATGCGTAAGTCTCTGGGTTCTCTTCCTGTTGTTCCCCTGAGTGTTGAAAATCCCATTGAATTAACGCTGACCGACTGGGTACGTGATGGTAGTGCTCCACAAGGATTTCAAATGGGGGATGCGGCAGAACTTAAGGCAGTGCTTGATGATGGCGGTATTGCCCGAGTGAAAAAGCAGGATTTGGGAAGCGATGAAATTTCCACACACCTGGAAGCTGGCAAGCTCGTCACTAAGTTGGCACTCGACTGGCAGAACCGCATTAAATTTACACTGGACCATAACTTCAGCCTTACCAGCATCAAATTTGCGGATGAATTGCTTGAGCAGAACTCTGATATTGATAGTGAAGATGTTGCGCAGCGACTGGACGCAGATTTCTTCCTGTTGACCAGTGAAATTTCGTGCCTGGTTGATGCTCTGGTAAATGCCCTTGGTGGAGAGGCTAAGCAGTGAAAGAGCTGTGCTATGGATCTGTTTGCAGTGGAATTGAAGCCGCGAGTATTGCCTGGGAACCGTTGGGTATGCGTCCGGAGTGGTTTGCTGAAATCGAGCCTTTTCCATCAGCCGTTCTTGCGCACCGCTGGCCCCATGTCGCCAACCTTGGCGACATGACAAAACTTGCCAAAAAAGTCCTGGCTGGGGAAATCGAATCCCCTGATGTGCTCGTCGGGGGAACACCTTGTCAGGCATTCAGTATCGCGGGATTAGGTGGTGGGCTTGATGATGAGCGTGGCGCGCTAACTTTAAAGTATGTGGAGCTTGCAAATGCAATTGACGACAAACGGGCTGAGTCATTTCTCAAACCAGCAGTTATCGTCTGGGAAAATGTCCCAGGAGTCTTGTCATCGGCAGATAACGCCTTCGGATGTTTCCTTGCCGGATTGGCTGGAGAAGATGCGCCATTCGAACCAGGTGATCGACCTGAATCAGGAAAAAGTAACGCGTTCTGGCGGTGGGATGTCAAAACCGGTTGCCATGCTCCAAAGTGGCCGCAGTGTGGTTGTATTTATGGACCGCAGCGAAAAGTGGCCTGGAGAATCCTTGATGCCCAATACTTCGGAGTGGCACAACGACGCCGACGCGTGTTTGTTGTCGCAAGCGCTCGAACAGACCTCGATCCCGCAACGGTACTTTTTGAGTTCGAAGGCGTGCGCCGGGATATTGCGCCGAGCAGAGGCGAGGGGAAGGAAACTACCAGATATACTTCAAACATCGCTATCAGATCTTGCGATGATACAAACATAGTTGCCATGGCACATGGGCAAGGAGGGGCTGAGATAAAAACCGATAATTCGGCACCAACTTTGACATGTAACCATGAAGCACCAATTGTATTGCTCGGCGACGGTAGAATGCGCCGTCTTACCCCTATCGAATGTGAAAGGCTACAAGGTTTTCCTGATGGACATACATTGATCCCTACGGAAAAGCGTAAAAAAGTTTCTTCAGATGAACTGGCATATCTGCGCAATCACTATCCAGATTTAAGCGAAGAAGAGGCCGCGATGCTTGCAGCTGACGGACCGCGTTACAAAGCGATCGGCAATAGTATGGCGATACCAGTAATGCGCTGGATTGGCGAGCGGATTACCAAGGCTGCATGTCGGCAGAATGAAGGGCGTGAAACAAAAGAGCGAAAAGTTAAACCAGCGGCAGAATTCGAACGGTCCATATTCAAATGGGCTGGTGGAAAATTTGGTGTTCTGGAACAAATCTTTCGCTATTTGCCAGAAGGGAAGCGCCTGATCGAACCTTTTGTCGGTGGCGGAGCTGTCTTCACGAATGCCGGATACCAGGAAAATCTGCTAAATGATGTGAATGCTGACCTGATTAACTTTTACAAGACTCTGCAACGCGAGGCGCATTCACTTATCACACTGGCGCATCGGTTTTTCCAGGACTACAACACACAGGAAGGATACCTGGCAGTACGGAATGCGTTTAACAAACAAGTCTATGATGATTTACATCGCGCAGCGGCGTTTTTGTTCCTGAACCGACATTGTTTTAACGGATTGACGCGTTACAACCAGGCCGGTGAATTCAATGTCGGTTATGGGAAGTATAAAACTCCGTATTTCCCATTACAGGAGATGGAAGCCTTCCTCGGTGCGGAAGGGCGTTCTGAGTTTGTATGTGGTGATTGAAGCTGCCGGAGAAGGAGATGTCATTTTTTGCGATCCGCCATATGAACCGCTTCCAAATACAGAGGGATTCACGAACTATTCCGGTCATGACTTTAAGTTTGAAGAGCAAAAACGCCTGGTGTCTCTGTTGACGGATGCTCATCGCCGAGGTGCAAAGGTTCTCATTACTAACAGTGGCGCGCCAAACATCAGAGAGCTTTATCATGACAGTGGCTTCAGAGTGGAACCTCTCTTTGCCAGACGTTCTGTGTCTTGTAAGGGGGACACTCGAGGTGTAGCTCATGACGTTTTAGGTATATTGCTCTAATAAATTTATTAGTGTAATATCGCTTCAATGAATCGTTATTTATAGAGCGATTTAGCTGTTAGCCGCGACAGGCGCGGCGGTAAGCATGGCTGGGCCTAGTCCTCCCAGACAAACCACCGAGTTGCCAGGTTGACCATGCGCCTAAGTGGTAACACCGAAGTGCGTTACGAGCTTCCAGTTTGCCCATCTTCGGGTGGGCGTTTTTTTCAGGGTTTTCGTCATGGTTAGCGACTTTGCGGCGGTTTAGAAACTGACCATTAAAGTAAATGCAAACGATGATCTGATGATGGTAGCGGCCTAAGAAGCCAGACGCCACGGGGTATGAGTCGTCCCCCGTCAAAAAATCGACCGCAGAGTGTCCCCGTCTGTGTATTAGGGAACGGGGAGGCATAACAAGGTAAGGGCGCTGGTTCGATTAACCAGATGAGCGAGAAGGGGCCATCTTTTGGTCAGTGCCCTTACCTGTTACGTCCTTTTTCATTCAGCGTAACAGCCATTGCTTAATGGCATCCTGGGAGAATTTCTTGTAACGGGTATATCCCGTCATGCTGAAGGCGCTAATCACGCTGGAAGCCAGGGTTGTGCATCCCCTGTTACCGAATTGCAGCCAGGGCGCGGTGCGCCGAAAAGCATACGGAGGTGGAAGCCCTCGCCGGAGACGTACCCGGCAAGTGATGGTGTAGCTCAGCGGTTAGAGCGGTTGACTGTTAATCAACGGGTCGATGGTTCAAATCCATCCACCATCGCCAATGCCGGTTTAGCTCAGTTGGTAGAGCGCCTGCCTTGTAAGCAGGATGTCAGCGGTTCGAGTCCGTTAATCGGCACCAGCACAACAGGTAAGGGTATTTTGCGACGTCGGAGATCGCCGAGCTTGGCAGAGGGTTCGAATCCCTACGAAGTACCCTTACCGTTGTGAGGAAGCGCAGCTCTTTGAAGCAACCAGAAGATAAGCATCTGGCTTCACAACATAAACCGCAGGAACGACCAATAAACGGTAGTCCGTATGGAGAACACCCCGTTGAGGAAGAGGCCTGGCCGGAACCGTAACCGGCACTATAACGTTGAGAACACTGGCGTAACGGGGTCATATCCCAATCTACGAATAAATGTTGCGTTGCAGCGTGACAACCAGTGTTCTCAACATTGTGGTGAAAGCGCGTTGCTGGCGCGCAAGTCCGCCCTATGGCAACGAGGCGGCGTAGTAAATATCGATGCCTTAGTCATCAAGCGCACTGACCGGCCTTATGGGCTATGAACAAAAAGAGGCGCAGTCGGAGATCAGCACCGACCACCACAATCACTGGAGAGTAGGGAGCATGGTGCTCAAGCGGTCTTGAAATCCGTCCCGTCGCGCAAGCGATGATGGTTCGATTCCATTACTCTCCGCCAGCGCAACGTTAAGAGTATTTGGCTAATTAAGCGAATGCCGGAAGCAGAACCGGATCACCAAATGCGTACAGGCGTCATCGCCGCCCAGCCAGCCAAATGCTCTTACCATTGCGGTGAATGCGGCTAAGCGCACGCGGGGAAATGGTTATATCAGTCCATTCATTTCTCCTTGTTTCCCCGTCCACGGTGGATAACCAGCCAAAGGACACCGGGAGGCACCCGGCACCGCAACCTTATTTCCCAACCAGTAATGAGGTTAATAAATGCTCGGCATTCTCAAAAAGAAATTCCGCAAAGCGGCTGGCGGAGTCAAGAAGATGGAAAACCGTGATGCGGTGGAAGCGACCGTCTGGGGCGCATATTCCATTGCATACTCTGACGGCACCTGCGATGCGAAAGAAATTGCAGTATTGGAAAAAACCATTGCAGCACTTCCTGCCTTTGCGCCGTTCTCCGGTGAAATTGCCCAGATGAGCGCCAATATTCGCGCTCAATATGAAGCCTCGCCGCGCCGAGCGAATGCCCAGGCTTTACGTGAACTGGCTGACGTGTCTGGAACTAATGATGCGGTAGATGTTCTGTGCCTATGCATTGATATTGCTGACCAGGATGGCATTGGGGCAGAAGAGCAGGAGCAATTGAAGAAAATTGCCCAGGCTCTTCAATTGCCACTGGAACAGTATATCTGATGGTTATAAAAGCACGTCTAATTCTGGCTTTGGTTTTTCTCGTGCTATCTGTGCTGGTGGATTTCACCAGCACAATCCTGTCGGTTTTATCCGACGGGGCGTTGGTAGCAGTAGCTGTAACATTGGTATGGCCGATATTTAAACCAGCCTCGAAGGATCAGTGATGAGCTTCTGGGATTTTGCAGATAAGTATCCAATTGTTCTCATTATCATTGTTGCCATAGTTGTAGGCGGTATTGTTAGCGCCATTGAAGCACTTAGTAAACAGTAATCCGGCCCCTTAGCTCAGTGGTTAGAGCTGGCGACTCATAATCGCACGGTCACCGGTTCAAGTCCGGTAGGGGCCACCATATTTGGTTGTAACACGGCGTCTGGCACATGCGTCGTTAGCGGTCTGGTGACGTTAAAGGGGTAACCTTTCCCCTAGCTCAGGCAACAAACCAGGTAGCCGGAATGTGCAAGCCCCGTTCATAGCGTCGGACTGCGGATTCACCATCTTGGCGATTCGGTGTGACAGCCGGGAAGAGTCCGGCGAATTAATCCTGATTTTCTGGTGATGACTCATATCGTTAGGAGTGATTTGAGTATGCCGATTATATCTGACATTCAGCACACCAGGATGGAGTGTTAATGTCTGCATCCCCTCTTGAATCCATGCCAAATTCCCTTAGTGCAGAACAAGCTGTGCTTGGTGGCTTAATGCTTGATAACTGCCGCTGGGATGAAGTTGCAGATCGTATAGTTGCTGATGATTTTTATACCAGTGCTCATCGTGAAATTTTCAGTGAGATGGAGAGGTTATTAAGTCATGGCAAACCGATTGATTTGATAACACTTGCTGAAGCACTTGAACAGAACGGTAAATTAGAACGCGCCGGTGGTTTTGCGTACCTTGCGGAGATGTCAAAGAACACGCCCAGCGCGGCAAATATTTGTGCTTATGCGGATATCGTTCGTGAACGCGCGGTTGTTCGTGAAATGATTTCCGTCGCAAATGAAATAGCCGAAGCTGGATATGCGCAGGATGGCAGGGGCAGCAATGAATTGCTGGATATGGCCGAGCGCCGCGTTTTTGAAATAGCTGAAAAACGACAAAAGAGCGGTAGTGGTCCAAAAGATATCGCCAGCATTCTCGATGCAACGGTATCTCGCATAGAAGAGTTGTTTCAGCGACCGCATGATGGTGTAACGGGGATTGATACCGGATTTACCGATCTCAATAAGAAGACGGCAGGACTTCAGCCGTCCGATCTCATCATTGTCGCCGCCCGCCCATCTATGGGGAAGACCACGTTTGCGATGAATCTCGTCGAAAATGCCGCAGTTCGTAACGATAAGCCCGTATTGGTTTTTAGCCTTGAGATGCCGAGCCACCAGCTGATGATGCGCTCACTTGCTTCTCTTGCACGCGTTGATCAGACTCGTATTAGAACGGGGCAACTTAACGACGATGATTGGGCGCGGGTTTCTGGCGCAATGGGTATTCTGTTGGACAAGCAGAATATTTTTATTGATGACTCAAGCGCCCTGACGCCGACAGAGCTACGTTCCCGCGCTCGTCGTGTTTATAAAGAAAATGGTGGTTTGAGCATGATTATGATCGACTACCTGCAACTTATACGCGTCCCCGAGCTGCAAGATAACCGAACGCTGGAAATTGCCGAGATTTCTCGCTCACTGAAGGCTTTGGCGAAGGAATTACAAGTACCGGTGGTGGCATTGTCACAACTTAATCGATCGCTTGAACAGCGTGCGGACAAACGACCGGTAAATTCAGACTTACGTGAATCAGGAGCAATTGAGCAGGACGCAGACCTGATCATGTTTCTGTATCGCGACGAAGTTTATCACCCGGATAGCGAAATGAAGGGCATTGCCGAAGTAATTATCGGAAAGCAACGAAATGGCCCAATTGGCACGGTGAGATTGGCTTTTAACGGCCAATACTCACGGTTTGATAACTATGCCGGTGCTGACTGGCAAGAGGATTATTAATGCAATGGAATGAGGAAAAGCCGATGAACATCCTGATCATTGGGCGAAAATTTGAAGCTATCAGTGATGTGAGAACATATACGGAAATGTGGGCTTACAACCTGGCCTGCGCCTTTAGTGAGGCTGGGGTAACATTGCAATACCATCGTCCATATTCTCCCGGCGTCGAAAGCCCGGAGGATTATGTTGAAGCTGTGTTGACCGCTGCGACCTCGTGTTCAGCGAAAGCAATTTTAGCGCCTGGATTGCGGTATTTTACTACGGTGCCCAGGGAAATAGGTGTGCAACTGCGTCGTCGATTCACTGGATGGGTAGCTCAGGTATACGACGGTTCTATGCTGGATTCGGCACCAGTTGATATTACTTTTACTGTCCGCGATGATACCTGGCGGTACCTGGATAATCCCGGCAGGTTAGAGCGTCATAATCGCTTTAACAAACATGTTGGATGGGCAGCGAATCAGGATCTGTTCCATCTGGAAACCAAAACAGACGATGTTCTGCGTATTTTTGTAGACCACGCTGCATTTGATGTTAGTGGGTTTGATCACTCCTTAAGTATCATTATGAACCTTCAGCGTCTGACCGTTCCGTATGAGGCCAGAACGTTGACCGATGACGGATTGGTTACCATTGATCCGGGGAATATTTCGGTAACTCCATACAGACGGACGCCGGTACCAGCAACCGAATTTGCAGCTGAATTGCGTAAGAGCGACGTTTTTATCGTTACGCATCCCGAAAGCCTTGGATTAACTGTTCTTGAGGCGGCAATGTGTGGGGCGTTGATATTAACGCCGCCCGATTGCCTTCCGCCAGATCGCCTGGCTTTGGTCAACCATATGGTTATCAAGTCGCGGATTGATTGGGATGAGGTTATTGCTCGCGTTGATCGCGTGAAAAATGCTGAAAAGGTCCAGTGTCACACCTGGTCTGCGATCGCAGAGAAGATGATTGAGACGTTTACGACAGCAAAACTGCCGTACGTAACTGCATCAAATTCAAATTAAAATAATTGGGGAATATGTCGTTTTTTTGAAAAATACAACATGACATAAACCCCAATTTTCCTTAGATTCTAAATAATTTTCTTAATCGTATTCCGATAAGACTTCCGCATAAAGCCATCAACATCCAAAGCCATCCATGCACACTCCCCGATGCTGTCCCATCAAAAAAACCGCCTAAATTACATGCTGCATACGCGCCGCCGCATCCCATCAATAACCCACCAATAATTCCTGCAAGAGTATTTTGAATGGTTATTGGAGTTCTGTTTCTCTCCCTGAGCAGACATGCAGAAAATGCCGCTCCCAGCAACCCTGCGGCAAACATGCCTACCATTGGATTGAGGAATAGAGGTTTTGCTAGTTTTGGATTACCATCGAAGAAACCAAAAAAAG